GCCCACCCCCGATAGTTTTTGTAAATCGCACATCCCATTGAGCTTCGGATTGATAAGCATCGTAAAAGTGTGCACCCGCCGCGCATCCTTTTCTTAAAGTCATGTGAACTGACCCATCAGTTGTTCTCGCGGCATGCCTATGACCGTCGGCGTCAGTGATGTCTACACCGGGTGTCGTGCCGCTGTTTATTCCTGAACCCTTAAAGAAAGCAGACAGAACGCCATCGCAAGGAGCGACATACTCCACGGTTTCATTGCCATTGGGAGAGTTGAAGTTCGTCTTGCTAACAAGGGTAATGATTTGATTCGAAGGCATGGCACCATTAGAACCAACCTTCAGGATCGCAGTCTTAAGCAGGTCTTTCTGTGTTGCCATCAGAACCCCCTGTACATGGTTGCCTGCGCGGCACGAGCGTCAGCCTTCTGGCCGCACTCATATGCGATGCAAGCGGGAATCGTCGGATACTCGACGAAAGGAAAGCCCTCGACCGTCGGCAGGTCACGAAGAGCCTCACGATACGCCAGCACGTCTGCACGCTCCTCATCAGTCAGAGCCTCACGAGATGCCTTCGCAGACTTCTTGACCGTCATGTCCTGCATCTTGATGTAGTCGTCCGTGTCAGAGAGGCGAGCATTGCGCTCGGCTCGAACTTCGGCTGCATATCGCTCGGTGACAAACGTGTCGTCATTCTCGGGCAGAGAAGCGGCGGCGTAGTAACCGCTATCAGCAGAGCGGAAGAGTTCACCCGGACGTTCCTTCGCAGTCACCCACGTCAGCACACGACCATCAATCTCTTCGTCCTTGCACTCATACCCATTGGCACGAGCCCACTCAAGATCGAGCGGATCAACGAAGCAATGGACAAACGAACTATTAGAGTGCGCCGCCACTTTGCCATTGCGATCCATCACCACAAAGCCGCCCACAGGCGAGGCCATGGCCTCATTCAGATACTCGGCCTTCACTTCAGATAACGTTTTCACGCTACCTCCTTATGCGGGAACCTGCCCGCCGAATTCGACAATCAATTCCTTGAGAGCAGTCTCAAACTCGGACGTATCAACCTTCTGTGCGAGGCCCGCGGTGTAGGTCGACCTATCCACCTTCTGTGCGAGGCCCGCGGTGAGATCGGCAACCATAGCCACCTCAAAGCCTCCGGGCGTAGATCCGTCCATCAGGTGAATCTTCCACTTGGACGTATCCACCACGAGCTGTTTCGGAATGCCTGTGTAGACCTTGACTTTCTCTGTCGTATCGCCCATCTGGGCGAATCGCGTCGGTTTCGTAGCCATTACGTCGTGCTCCCTAAATCAATGTCGCCCTCAAAGTCGGCGATCGTTATCTTGTCCTTGGCGGACAGTGCACCCAGCGTAGGCTTGCCGGTGATGCCCGCCCACGTCGTAGTGCCAGCGGGCCCCGTCGGGCCTCGTTCTCCTTGGGTGCCCTGATCGCCCTTCGGCCCCTTGATGTCGCCGCAGTCGACCCACGCACTCCCGCTCCACGAGTAGAGGCGCGAGCCGACCATGTAGGCGTCGCCGAGCGTTCCGGCCGGGTGCTGCTCCTGCAGCTCTTCGAGGGACGGAAAGCTGCCCTTGATCGCAAGTGCTGCGCCGGTTTCGCCCTTCGGCCCCTGCGGGCCCCGGACGTTTGCAAGCCTCGCCCCGACCGTGAACGTGCTTGCCGCGAGCGACGCGATCTGGAAGACCTCCCCTTCGGGATCAATCACCGTGTCGCCGACCTTCACGTTGGTAGAAGGCGTGAGCGTGGCGAGCGCGGCCGTGCCGTTGGCACTCATGTTTGCCGATGTCAGGCGTACTGCGAACGCGGCTACCTTGGCGGACTGTGCAGCGGCCTGAGCGGACGTTGCGGCCTCACTGGCCTTCGTGCCTGCCTCCGTCGCCTTGGTCGTCGCAGTGGCTGCCGCGGTCTCGGACTTTTTCGCCTGCGTCTCTGCATACGTTGCATAGTGGAGCGCTGAGTAGAGGCCGCCGTCGACAGCCGCCCCCGTCTTGCTTGCCCATGCCTTTGCGGTCGTCGAGGCTGTATCGGCTCCTGCCTTCGCAGTCTCGGCCGCCTTCTGCGCGCTCGATGCGGCGGTAGCCGACTTGGCTGCGGCATCGGCCTGCGCCTTTGCGTTGGCCGTTTGAGCAGCGCCGGCTGCGTTGACGGCGGCAACCTGTGTCGTGCCCGCAGCGTTCACCTTCGACACGTTTGACGTGCCAGCACTCGCCACCAAGCCGACCTGCCTGGTTCCTTCGGCCGCCACGGCGGACTTCTGCGAGGAGCCTTCCTGCGTGATCTGGTTGACAGCAGTGGAGCCCGCGTCCTGCACAGCAGTCACCTGCGTGCCGCCCTCCGACCGGACGCTCCTCACACCCGCCGCAGTCGCGTCCTTCACCTCCTGTAGGAGCCCTCCGGTGGAGCTTTCAGACTGCGCGGCCTTCTCGGCGTAGTACTTCGCACCATAGAGCTCGCTCTCCACCGGAGCCGTCGTCTGCGTGGCCCACTTCTTTGCGAGAGCATTACTTGCATCAGCGCCGGCCCTCGCCTCGAGCGCGGATGCTTTGGCGGCCTCTGCACTCTTCTGCGCCGCTTCGGATAGACGGACGTTTTCGGTAGTCGTCTCAACGGCATTCACAGCCGTCTCAAGATCGCCGCGATCAATAGCGCCGGCCACCTTGTTCACGTCCTCGATGTTGATCGCCACCGTGTGGATGTTGCCGTTGACCACTTCGATGTCGCCAACGATCTCATCTGTCGTGGAGCCGCAGTCCCAGTCGCCGTCGCCTACTACCTTGCCAACAAGGTCGGTCGCCACAGTCTCAACGTAGGGCATGCCGCCGGATACCTTCACGACATCCTCGATCTTCTCTGCCACTTTGGAGACTTCGTAGGCCTTGCCGGCAACCTCGACGACTTCATCCTTGATGCCGGCGACGGTCTTCACGTCCTCAATAGCTGTACCCGTCGCCACCACCGGCACGATGTTGCCGGCCACGGTCTTGATCTCGTCCTTGACCGGGACGAGGATGGTGGCAGCTTCGGCGTAGGCCTTCGTCTGCCCCTCGGATTTCTTCGCCTCTTCGGCGGACCGCTGGGCGGCATCAGCGAACTGTCGGGCGTCGTCTTGGGCGGCGAGGAGCTTTTCGATCATTTCCTCGGGCGTCGTCGAGGACGTAGCCGGGACCTTAAGCGTGCGCCCTGTCTGCTCGACGAGTTGCTGAATCTGAACAACGATGCGGTCTAGGCCCTCATTGATGATCTCGGGAGGAAATCTAGAGTAGTTGGTGAGCTGAGTTTCCTGCGTGTATGCGAGAGCGGAGCCGATGACGAGAATCTGGCCTGCCGCGAGGCCATTCGTGAGCGTGACTGAGCCGCCAGGCGCAGCATCCTGATCCGAATTCATGGTCACGGAGTAGTCCGTGCCGTAGGACAAATTCACTGCGGCCTCAAGATCAGAGAAGGAAGTCGCAACGTAGACATCCGTCTCCTCGAAGATCTTGAAGCTGAAAGAGAAAGTTTTGAGGCCTGCGCCAGTGTAAGGCCCAGCGAGGCGCTTGACGTAGTCAATCATGAGAACGGCTCCAATTGGAGCCATTCTGGATGACGAAAGTCGCGGAGTGCGCAGGGCTACTCAGGAGCATTCGCCACGCGAGGCATGCGCTTTGGCACAATCTCTGTCGGAGCCCACCAGTACTCCTGCCCGGTGTGCTTCGGGCCCCACGATTCGATGCGCGCGAGGTAGCCAGGAGACGATGCTTCCATCATGTCGTTGTAGACCGCGCGGTCGATGATGCCCTTCAGATACCAGAGGTTCACAAACGGCATATGCGAACGCGCGAAGCGCAGCGCCTTCGCATCAGACTTGGTTTGCCGGTTGTAGAGGCCATTGGCCAGACTGCCGCGCCAGTCGTTGTAGTAACTCTTGCCCACGTCCCATGCATCGAGCACAGTGCCCGTCGCGGGGCCCATGAATTTGAGCCAGTTTGGCGAGCCGTAGGTGTTCTCCCCGTCCATGCCGGCAACGATGAGATCAGCCAGGAAGCCCGCACCGCCGCCAACAGACATTGCCTGCATCCAGTAGTCCGCAGAAGTTGGATCTTGCAAATCCCGGCCGGAAGCCAGCGCGCGAAGCTGAACGGAGATTGCCCCGGCCATCGTCGTTGTTGTGAAGATCAGAGCTGCGTACTTTGCGCGGGAGACGCTGCCTTCTGTCTGAGCGATGTCAGACATGCGCTCAAGGTGCCGCCGCATGAAGCCAATAGGAAAGGACTTGAAGAGGAGCAGGCCTCTCACGGCTTCGCCGGCAAAGGTGCCTCTCGGCCCAGCGATATTGCTGAGCGCCCGTGTGCCCAGATCAGGAGCAAGGGAAGCAAGGCCCGATTCCTCTCTCAGCACGGCCAGGTAAGACGTGACCGCATGCTCCATATCGCGAGCCGTTGGAGCTCCATTCGGGACGAGCTTGACGAGCCGCTGCTTATCCGTGCTGAGCGCGTCTATATCCACATTGCGAATGTCCTCTCGCGTCAGGAAACCTGCGCCGCGAATCTTGTAGGGCTTCGCCTCCTGCCAGAGAATCCAGTCCATCTCATTGACGCCGCAGCGTTCAAAAACGCGCCGCTGATACGGCGTCAGATTGCTCCAGTCTGTCTTGACGAGACAGGACATCATGCCCATGTAGTTAATCATCTCTGCCCGGCGCACGCCATTCGTGAAGGCATCAAGGAGCGAATATTTCATCGTCGCGGACGCGAGCTTGCCCGTCCATCCGTTGCCGACATTCTGAAGCCCCCAGCGCGAGCAGGCCGATGAGAGCGCATCGGCCATGATGCCGCCGCGGACGGCAAGGTCACGCGCCTCGGAGCCCCAAGCCGCAATGAGATTCCTTGTCGCCGTCCAAGCAGGGATGCCCATCAGGTGAGCCGTCGAATAGTAGGTCGGAATGTCGGAGACAGAAGAAAGGAAGGTTGATCCGAGCTTGGTAGCCACCTCGAGATTGCGCATACCGCCGGAGATGTCGGCCAGCGCCGCCCGGGAGGCGTCAACAGAGGCCGCACTGCCATTGAGCACGCTCCATTCGGCATCAATGTAGTGCTCGCTCAGGCCGGCTTTCATGGTCTGGACAATGCCCGGCCGCCCCTGCATCTTCGCATTGATCTGATCCGCCTCAGCCTTGGCCATGCGCTTCATTGCCGCGTAGGTTGCATTAGGGTTCGGGCCCAGTGACCTCATGAGCTCAGCATCCTTGGCAGAGCGCCTGAGCGAACCTCTCATCAGATCAAAGACCGTGCCTTGCCCAAAGGTTCGTTGATACTGAAGCCAGCTGCTCGCGTCCTTGAAATGGAGCCCTCGGTGCAAGTCGCCTCGGTTCGCACGGGATGCCGACGGCCCGGCCACAGTCGAAACCTCGAAGTCACTATTTGCGCCGTCTGAGCAAATCGTGTCAAAGGCACGCCCCAGCATCTCGATGAAGTCCTGATCCGACATGGGATCACCATTCAGATCAATGTACTTTGAGCGGTCAATCAGAGGCTCTATGAATTGCACCCAGGCCGCGCGGTTCGCGTCGTAGGATGATGGTGCATCTCGTATCCAGCGCTCAACGTCATTTGCGAAGCGCCTGAGCTTGCCTTGACCGGCCAGAACCTCAACCGCATGAGACATCAGCCTCGTGTCGTGAGTCTGCGGTATGTAATGGTCAAGCTTGACGATGTTGCCGCCCTCAGCGTTATAGCGGTCAATGCCGGCATCGTCCTGCCGTTTCCATTCGGCAGCAACGTACTTTGCAATCTGACTGCCTGAATCTTCTCCGAAGACCTCTTTTGTCACGGCCTCCTCGAAATTCAGATCCGTGAAGAGCCCGGTGATGCCTTTCTGTTTGCCGTCAATCGCAACGAGAAAGTCATTGTCTGCCTCAGACTGAGCGCCGATCACGCGACGGTCAATCTCACTGAGCACCTGCCCGGCCGCAGAGTATCCGTGATAGCCGCGCTTGCGCTGAAAGGCCAGCGAACGTTCGACATTCGCCTGAGCGAGCACGGACAAGTAAGCACGCTGTCGGATCTTCTTTGCCTCAGCCTTGAGCGTCTCCTGATAGAGCTTCGTCGCAGCGTCAACACGCTGCTGATGCGACATCCCCCGCCATGCGTCTGGATCAGCCGCCCGAGCGCGGAGCATGCCCGCCCGGATGCCGGCCAGAATCTCATGCCCCTCACTCGGCGTGATTTCGCGCCCCAGCGCGAGAGACGTGCGCTGAAGGCACTCTTTGCGCATCTGAATTTGCTGGACGTTCGCCATCATCAGACTCCATTGTTGACCAGTGCGCAGATCTCAGCGACAGGCAACGCCTTGTCCGCCATGTCCTCGACCTGCTTGGCGTGTTCTTCTTCCCGAGCCAGGAGCTCAGCAGCGGTGATCGTCGTCCCTTGGTCATCGAGCTGGACGCGCATGTCCGGGTTGTCCTGCAATACCATCTGCACCCGCGCGCGCTCTCCCGTCATCTCCGCATCGCTAGAGGCAAAGAGGTCAAGCGACTCCTGCACAATCTTGGCCTCGCGAGCCTCCTCGACCTTCTCGACCACACGCGCCGCTTCGTCCGCAGTGGCGATCGGCTCGCCCAGCTCGTCCATGAATGAAGCCTGCTGCGGAGTCGCCTCAGGCTCATTGAAGAGGCCAAGCGAATCCTGCGGAGCGGGTTCATCGCCACCAAACAGATCGGGAGAGGCATCCTGCGCAGCGGCATTCTGCTCAGGAACAGTAGCGCCGGTGTTGACAGGCGCATCGGGTTCGCTGATACTGTTCTCAGATGAAGGCTGTTGTGGCCCAGTCAAGCCTCGGGTGCGCGGTTCGGCAGACGTGCCGGACTGTAGGCGACTAGTATGGTTCTTGTCCCACAGCAGCCTTCTGTCTTTCAAATAGCGATCTTTAGCTACAGCGGCCACGCTCCCCACACGATATATGCCCGAAACCTCTTGAAATTCGTTGTAGAGAATTCCTTTTCTCAAAACGCCATTCTCGTTGAGTGTTATCGGGCGCACCAGAACGATCTGCCCTTCCTTCACACCCGCGTAAATCTGAGTGTAGTTGCGAGCAATATCTACAATCGCCTGAGAAACTGTTTCGTATCCAGCTTTCTCAAGGTCAGCCAGATGTCGCTCCAAATGACCGTTGTTAAGCGTTTCCTCTTGCAGACGAACTGGCAGGGGCTTCACGCCAGCGATGCCTTCTGGCAAAACGGTCAAATTCGGGTCGCCATTGATGCCTAAGACACGATGAACTTTCCCGTCCGGAGTGCGTGCAACCTCGATAAGTTCCATTCGCGGAACCGGCTCAATCGGCACACCCGTGAAGGTTTCTGTCGCAGCGTGCGCGAGCTCCGGCCCCGACTTGATCTGCTCAGTCCTGTCGGCCTTGGCAACTCCTGAGAGCGTGCTCATATCCTTGAAGGCGCGCTCGTTGACCTCCACACCTGTGATCCGGCCGAACTCGCGAGCCATGTCCACGCGCGTGAGTTCGGGCGGAGGTCCGAACATGCCCTCGCCCTGAGCAATGCTGTCAAGGTTCGCCCGTGCGAATTCCGTGAGCTGAGTGAAGGCGTCCACGATGCCGCGCACGCCGCCTTTCTCGCGTTCGTTCTTTGCGAGGAAGTCAAGGAACAGCTGCGCCTCAGCGGAGCGATCCGGCGATGACTGCGCAGCCAGCTCAGCGAGATTCACCTTCTGGCCGGATGCGCGCATGCTCTGGAACTCATTGAGCACCTCAGCAATGGCCGGCCGGAAATCTGCTGCGCCGCCGCCCTCAAGCGAGAGCACGCGCGGAGCCAGCGTCCTCAGCGCCCTCAAGAGCTGAGCCACGCCAGGCGTCGCGTTCGAGCTGTCAAGCAGGGACGTGAGGCCGGGAGCTTTATAGGCCGCCTGGAAGATAGCTCGATCCAAGCGCTGCGCAGCGGCATCAGTCGGCACACCGTTGACAATCAGCTGCCCGCGCTCAGCTTCTGGAAGCAGCGCGACAAACTGCCGAATGCTTTCCGGAGAAACATTGCCGTCCTCAGTGAAGGCCAGCTGAGAGAGGTCAATGCGTGTGCTGTCCTGAATGGCCGTCTCAAGGTAATTGAGCTCGGCCGTCGTGCGCTGATTCGAGCGGTCTCCAATGTCGGCCGGCAGATCACTCTCGCGCACCAGGCGCACGAGGATCGGCTTGCTCATGCTGCGGATCACGTCAGGCGAGATGCCGTGCGCCGGGTCGGCCTCGAACTCCGCCCGGTAGCGGTCAGCCGTGCCGCGCACATAGGCCTCGCCCAGAGCGGTCACGCGCCCGTTGCCGGCAATCGCTTTCGGGACGAGCTCATCAGTCTGAGCGCCGTAGAGCAGGTTCGGCGTGCCGTCAATGGCATTCGACGTGAGCACCGTGTCCGCATCGACCACGGCATATTGCACCTGATAGCGTTCACCCTTGGCGTCAACCATGACCGAGAGCCGCCCGCGCTGAGCTTCCGGAATTGAGCTTGAATCCGTGACGACGGGAGCGCCCTCACTGAGCAGATGCGAAGTCGCGACGCGGAGATAGTCCGGATCGGCCGCAATGGCGTTCATCTGACTGACAGATTCTTTGGAAGATCTGTCACGGTTCTGGATGACTGCGCCCTCAGAGGCTGCGAGCTTGGAAAGCCGCTCAAGCGATGCCTTTCGAATCGCCTCAATCTTCTCTGGATCCACCGCCTCAGGCGAAACCTTCACCGGCTTTTTCTCGCGAATCTGCCGGTCAGCCGTTGACTGAGCTTTCCGCGCGCGCTCTACCGCAGCGCCGTTCGTCTGATCCACCGGGAGATTCGCAGTGTTGGCCGTCTCCTGCGCCCGGATGCGCGCCGCGTCCTCGACCTCCACATCCTTGACCTGCGGCCCATTGCCGCCGTTAGTGACGTAGGTTGCAGGCTCACTTGTCGCAGGAGCAGATTCACCGGCCGCGACAGTCTCCGCTGACGCAGAAGCACCGCCCGGCCTGCGCAGCGCGGGAACCGTACCGGCAGCGCCGCCCAGCACCACGCCCAGCGCGAGATTCAGCGGATCAGTTGGATCGTACTGCTCAGCCGCTTTCGAGTAATCTGCCTGCCGGAGAATCGTCTGAATTGTGGCCTGCTCATTGACGTTGGAGAATCCGCCAAGCGCTGCGCCCGTACCCGCGCCGGTTGCGAGTCTGACACCCGTTCTCGTCGAATTCGCAACGAATGCACCCGGAACAGCCGCCCAGAAAGCGTTAGAGATGCCCGAGAAGACGCCTGCCTTTTGCGCGGTTGACTTGTCTACGCCCTCCTCAAGCAGGTGCTGCGTCTCACCCACGCCGAATGTCGTTCCCACTAAGACCGCAGTCGTTGCGACATTGCCCCAGCCCGGAAAGAGGCTTCCCACCGTCTGCGCGAGTACGTATTTAGTGAGGCCGTTCGTCAGGCCATGAACAATCTGCGCTGCTTTCGAGCTTCTGAAGGGATCAGGCGAATACTCATCCCGTGCATAGCGCCTGTCACGCTCAGCCTGAGCCTCGAGGCGCGCCCGGTAGTCCTCATCCAGCAGCGGCAATCCTGAGACTGCATACTCGAACGCCGAGCGCATCTCATACGCTCCGGACATGAAGCCCTGCCCAACGGCAGAGAACACGTCCGACGAGAAGACCGGCCGCCCGTCATTCTCCTGAGCCTGAGCCGTCTGAGCATCAGTCTGCGCAGGGGACTCTCCCTCTGGCGGCTGAGGAGGAACTATCTTTGCCGGGGCTTCCGGCGTCGGCTGATAGCCGTATTCACGCTGAAAGATCATTCGCCCCACACCTTGATTTCAAAGGGCTGCTTGTTCTTGTAGAACAGGATTGAATCGCCCCATATGACGTTGAAAGTGTTCTCAGCACCATTCACGGCCGGAACAAGCGTTGCCGTTGCGAGATGCTTGTCAAGTTCCGGCCCAGTGAGCGGATCACCCATCGCCGTGTAGGCAACCGGCGTCGGTATGTCGTGCATGCTCGTTCGCATGCGCTTGACGGCCGTCTCAGCATCGGAGAGATCCAGGCCGCCCTTGAGCGCAATCTTCCTGCCCTGATACTCGTAGATATCGCCGACGACGAGCTGCAATGCCCTCGCTATATGAGTGGTGCTCCCCACTGCGCCGTCTTTGCGTGCCAGCCCGGCAGCCACTTTCGTCACTGAATCGATGATTGCATCTCGAACCTGAGGCGCGTCATACAGACCATTGAGATCTTTCGGTACGTAGTAGCTCACACCGAGCTGCGGAGAAGTAATCATTGCCATCGCCGAATCCTTCTCGGCAATCGCCTGCTTCCCGGTCAGGTAAAGCTCAGGCACATCCGCCTGAGTGGGTGTGTTTGAATCCTTATCCGCAGGTTTCTTGTCTTCAGCCGGATTCTCGATAGACAGGAGAAAGACGTTGCGCCAATCGTCGCCCAGCTGAGCGCCGAGCGTGCTTTCACCATCCGGCCCGACTGAAGCAGCCAGCCGCCTGAGCATCGTCACCTGCTGCGCCGGAGGCAGTCCCTCGAGCATCGTCTTGAGTTCAGACACCTCACTCTTGCGCAGGAGCACTGGAGCCACGCCGTAGTCGTTCGCAATTGTGCCCATCTCTCGCGCACGCGCGCCCAGCTCATCAAAGGCCGCCGGTTTTGTCCAGTCAGTGATTGGCGCGAGCTGATATTTCTGATCCTGAATGGCCGTGGCCAGAGGATCTTTCCTGCGCTCTGCCTTGACCTCATCCCTGGCTTTCTTCGCGGCCTCGTAGCCCTTGGCCTCTTCTGCGTAGGAAGCTGACCCCCAAACAGGTTTCAGATTCTCGACAGCGGCATCCATGTCCGCATCTGACAGGCTGCGGAAGGAGAAGATGCTTTCGGCAGCCTTTCGTTTTATCTCGTAGTCTGAGAAGAGCTCTTCGCCGCGCTTGTCGCCATAGGTAGCGATAAAGGCATCTCGCGAAATCGGATTCGGATCAGTACCCTCCTGCTCCGTCAGTGCGAGCGAGTTTTCCATCTCGCGCTTGAGGTTGCCCTGCCGCTCGGCAGTCTCTCTCGCGACGAAAGCCCCGGCCATGGACATGATCTCAAGCTTGCGAGGCGTAGAGAGGCCATCAACGAGCGGGATGCCGGTTGAAGTTTTCGGATTGACGCGCCCTTTACCGACAAGGCCAGGAGCCTGCTGCGCCACCTGATAGGCGAGCTGCCGCTTGCTTGACGCCCAGAGCGAATTGTCTACAGCATCCCAAGCCTTGGCGCTCATATGCTCACGCTCGTCACGGCTCGCAGCGAACGCCCCGACCGGATCATCGTTCGCCCACTGCTGAAAGCGCTGCGCCATGAAGGCGTCATAGAGCTGAGCCACTCCCTGCCGCCGCGTGTCCTCATCGTAGCCTGCAATCTGCGCCTGATAGTCATGCTCCTGCACAATGGAAAGCCACGTCTTGGCAAGGTAGTCCTTGTCTGAGTAGTGCTGCGCCGCGTCATCCATCAGCGCCTTCTGCCGGGACTGAGATGAGGTCAGGTGCCACTGATCTGTCTGCGCCTGATTCCACCGCATCATCTGCCCGCGCGCAGTCTGAAAGCGATCCTGGATGCGGCTTTCGACCGCCGCCCGGACATCAGGCGTGAGCTTGTCAAGGATGCCCTGCGCACCCTTCTGAATCCACTCGACTGTCGGCGTGAAGGCGTCTACAGCATTCTTCTCGCGCTGAGCCATGTAGCCCGTCTCAGGCGCATAGAGCGCATTCTGGACAACCTGCATGAATTTCGTCTCAGCCTCATCGCTTTCGGCCTTGACGCTGCGCGCGTGCTCAGTCTCGAGAATCTTGCCCACAGCCTGAGCACCGTAGGCCAGCGGCCGGATTGCCGCCTGGAAGGTTGACTCATAGTCCACTGTCGGACGCGGAGCATCTATCACCATCCGCCCAGTGCGCCCGCTGTCAGGCACCTGAGGAATGCCGCCCTGGAAAGTCGGAACCATCGGCATGCTGATCTTTCCTCCTTACATCCGGCCGTAGCGTGATGCGCCGGCAAAGTTGCCCCAGCCCGTATCCCCGAAGCCGTAGCCGTACTGCTTCGCCCCGGCATAGTTCGTCCACTTGCCGCCCGCTGAGAAGTTCTTGTCAGTGCTGAGCGGATTTGAGCTCAGCCCCTGATAGACGCCGAGCGCCGCCTGCATGTAGTTCGCCGCGGAGTACTGCGAAGCCCCCATGAGCGTCGCGCCGGCCGTGAGCCACGCACTCTGCTTTGAGGCTTCAGCCATGAGCGCCTGTCCCTCGAAGCCAGCAGCCTGCATTCGGTAGCCCCAGGCGTTATTGAGCGCATTCGACTTGATCTGATTGACATCGATCTCTTTGACAATGTCGGTCGAAGCCTGGAGCTCAGCAGCGGAACCCTCACCCACGGCAATGCCGTTCGCAGCCAGCGCCGCCCGCTGAGAGCCCTTGACGCGCCCGGCCGCCATCGTCGTTTTCTGAATGTCTTTCTCGCTTGCCCGCAGCGTTGCCTCGTATTGGCGCATCATCGTCTGCGCATTGATGCGCGCGATGTTCGCTTGCGACTGAGCAATGGCGTTTTTGGTCTTTTGCAGGCCGAAGGAGCCGAACGCGCTGATGGTGTTCGCCACACCGCTCGCGATCAGTCCGCCCCAGCTCGCGCCGAAAGAAGTTGATGCTGATGAAGCAGCCATAGAAAAGCCTCCGAATCAGCTCATTGTCTGAGACGGAGGCTGCGGAATGCGCAGGGGTGCTGAAGCGGTCAGACCATCTCAACCTGCGCCGTCATCGAGATTACCCGCAGCGTCAGAGGATCATCCTGCCGGATGCACACCTGCCCGCCCGCGCCCCACTGCGGGAAGACCGCGAAGCCGAACTCGTCCGTAATCGGAGAAGGCGGAGATCCGGCAAACTCAGTGCTGCGCGCCGGGTAGGCCGCAAGCTGATCTGTCGAAGGGCCAGCCTTCAGCCCGGAAGAATCCACCACACGGAAGAAGACTTTTCGGACGTTCTTCTGATGCCCGGAGCCGTAGGAGCCGTCCTGAAGCGCGACAGCCACCGGAAGAGTCTTCAGATCACCCACATAGGGCAGGCCGATATGCACCTTGGAGGCCGGCTGCGCGAGCGTGATCTTGCCCCCAGTGACCACCTGTTTCGGTTCAACTGAGCCGTCAGCAAGGATGCAGACCTCTCTGCCCTCAAGCCACGTGAGCCCGCTGATCTCGGTTTTCGGCTCGCCCGAGTAAGTGCCCGAGCAATCCATGAAGATCGAGTCCTCGAGTTTGGTGAACTGCCGCTCATGCATGCGCTCGACAAAGCGCTTCTCGACGCCGTTGATGGTGCGCCGGATGACGCAGTAAAGAATGTCCTCGTCACCCTCAGCTACAACTGCGCAGGACTCAAAGACGCCGTCAGTCGTGATCCGGGAGAAAGCGCCCACCTGCTGCTCAGGAACGTAGGTCAAGGCCAGCAAGTCGCCCGACGAGCTCACAGCCCACACAATCGGCCACGGAGCTTTCGAGTAGGCCAGATCCTTGATGGTGAGATTGTCAAAAAGGTGCGGACACCTCAGGCACACATCTGCCGTGATGAAGCCGCCCGCCTCATAGTTGTAGCCCAGCTCGCGAAGATGACCGCCGCGCTCAGCCGCATAGAGCATCTGAGAATTGATGACCAGAGGCTGCACACCATTCGCGCCCACGTAGGACTGCGGACGCACCGACATTGAGGACGGTGTGATTGCATCTGAGTTCAGCGGAGACACGCGCCACTCCGCCGCGCCGGTCAGGAGAATCAGCTGCTGGAGCGGGACGATATGCCGGATGCGGTTCGCCTCACGCGCCGCAACACGCACGGAAATCCTGTCATCATCCTGCACCGGAAGGCTGTAGCTCATATCCGACTCAGTGCCCGACTTTGTCGCCCAGAGATTGCTTGGACGCTGATAGGTGCCGCCAAACCACCGCCGCTGCTCGAAGTACGAGACCGCGCCCGGATAGTCGCCCGCAGAGCCCACATGAGCCGTCGCACTCGCGCCCGAGCCGCCCGTGCCCTGCGGATCAATCACCACCGTCGGAGACGAGTACCCGCTGCCCGGCTTCACTACCCGAATCGAAGTGATCCGGCCATTGCTGACCACTGGAGCCAGCTCAGCGCCGGAACCGGTCGAATCGCGGACGTAGACATTGACGCCATAATTGTCCACGGCCAGCGTGTATTCATAGCGCAGAGCTTCGTTGTATTTGCTAATAGGAATGCCCTGATTGAGATAAACGCGAACAACAGGCTGAGAATAATTTGAGCCAGCCGCAGTGACTCGAACACCTTTGAGCGTAATTACCGTGGTCGAATAGTAATAAACCGTGTCGCCATCACTTTCAGAAACAGTCTCTGTATAGCGGTCATTACTCACTTCAAAATCGAGCTCATATCCTGCCCCGCTGCCGCCCCCGCTAATATCAACCAGTTCAATGAATTCCTTCGCAGATTCTTTCAATGAATTTGCCGACGGATAATCAGGATATACAAACCGTGATTTCGATCTTTTTCCCCAATATGGTTCACTTAGTGCAAAAATAGTCGGTTCTTTGCTATATGGCAGTTTCTTGAAAGTCTCGAGCGGCATGCCAACATATGCCACAGCCCCCGCCGATGCGAGCGTGCCTTTTGACACGTACTGACCAGTCTTCACACCTTTGGGCGCATAGGTGTACCCGCTGCCCTGATTGTTGACCGTCACGCTCGTGATGCCCCGTTGCTGATTGAAGGGGTCGTCGTAAATCGGAGGAGTGATGGAGCTGTCGGCCGTGATGTTCTCATCAATGATGCTCGTGCTCGTTGTTTCTCCGATGTACGCCCAGAGGCCGCCCACATCGCGATAGACGCGGTACCGGCCAGCGCCGCTCACTGCGTTCCAAGAGATGGTGTTGTAGGAGCCGTCCCCGTAGGGGTTGCAGTTGATGCTCGTCGCAGGCGAGACTGCGCTTTCCTGACTGCCATCCTCAGTGAGCGCCGTGACCGCGTACTTTCGCACGTAGTCAGTGGGGTTCGAGACTGACTCATTGATATGCTGAGACACACTCGGAGCGCCGGGAGCCGCGAGCTTGCTGCCGAAGGTGACCTCGACAAAGCGCCAGTCGGAAGCCCCGTAGCGCCGGAGTTCCATCGGCGGATAGGACGGATGCACCAAAGTCAGAATGTCGGCCGACTGGACGTAGTGAAGGTCAAAGACATCTGCGCCGTCATAGATGCTCGAGATCTCGTAGGCAGAGCTTCCATTCATGAGCGTCTGTCCCTGAGTGTGGAAGCGCACGTAGTGGTGCCCGAATTCGAGCACCATCGTCTGATCTGTAGAGAACGTGAAGGAGATGAGCTTTGGAGCGTAGCCCGTCTCTTTTGCCTGATTCACGTAGACAAAGCCAGGCCGGAAGCACACAGGCCCCTGCGGTTCGACCAGGAAGTTGGTGCACTCAGCGAGCCCCGTCTGATACTTGCCGTCATCGATTCGGGCATACATGGAAGGAGAGACGATGCCGCCATTGAAGGCTCGCATGTAGTTTCGGATGGTTGCCATCAGACGATCCTCGCACGGAGATGAGGAGCGAGGCGTTCGCGCCGCCGGCCGCGATGCCGCGCATTGAAGGCGTCAGCGGTCTTGGCCAGCGAGAGCGCCTGTTGATAGAGAGCAAGCAGGTTACGGGATTCATTCGAAGAAGCATCGGCCTGCTTCAGCGGCCCCACCAGCATGGAGGCCAGGAGCGGCACCAGCGCATTGATGAAGTACGTCGGATAGATGGACGGATTGTCATTGAGCGCAACGAAGGAGAGCACTGGAGACTCTTCATTGCAGAGGATCAGGCGCGAGGCATTGCTTGGATCCATCTCGAGCTCGTAGTCGATTGTCCTGCGCTCCCTGAAGTGAACGGCTTCGAGCTTGATGATGCGCACGCAGTTGCTCGGAACGCTGAAGCCGAACTTCCATGAGTAGGTTTCCTCATCGAGAGACGAGAGCGCAGCGAGCCGCTGCCGCCGCGTGAGGAAAGACCAGTCGGCCTCTTCCATAAGCTGCCTGAGCGCAATAGGGTAGAAGCGAGCGCAGTGCCCAGCCTGAGGCGAGCCGTCTGGCGAATCGATTGCCGTGACGGTTGCCGAGTCGCCCAGCGTGCTGAGCGCGAGGTTACAAATGTCTGCTTTCGTAGCCATATACAAAAATGGCGGACGGAGTCGCCCCCGCCCGCCGCCCCACTTAGGAGGAGAGAAAGGTCAGTCCGTCGTCGCGATGAACTCGATGCCCTCTTTGGGCACGATGAAGCGAGCGTCGAACACATCGGAGAGGTAGCAGGTCACAGCACCAGCCGTGAGCGCGGTCGTTGAAGCCGCGCCCTTGAGACGCAGGTAGCGCTTGTGCTTAATCGGCAGATGGAGCGCAACGCCGGCATTGAGCTCATCAGCCGTGAGCGCGCCCGTGACCAGCGCAGTGGAGAAGTTGGCCGCAGCCTCATCGGACTGCTCAAGAGTGAGCGTGAGCGTTCCCGTACCGGTGCACTCAGTCGTCGCCTTGATGACGACGTAGAGCTCATGGTCATTGAGCCCCGTCGTCGGAGCCTTCTGGCCGAAGTCGATTGCCGAGGACGTGAAGGCCGCAGTCGCCGCCTGATCCTCACAGAAAACGAGCTTGACATCCATCATGATGAGATCTCCTTTAGGCGAGGACGTTCATGTTGTTCGGGATGATGTCCGTGCCCACCTTGTGAACCGGAACGCCCGCAAAGGTCAGCACCTTTCGGCCGGCCACCTCATCCATGTTTAGAAGCACGTTGTCCTTGTTCACAATCTGACGGCGAAGAACGGAGCGCGCCGCGTCATTCATGTAGAAGGCCACGCGGCCGGTCTGATCATCCGGGAGCATCTCAATGGCCTGAGTCATGAGGTCAATGAGGTTCGCAGCGCCGCCGCCCTTGTTGTTCTGGATCGAGTACTTGGCCGTGTCGATGTTCGCGATGCGGACAATCTTTTCCGGGTCGTAAAGCGCGACGCCAAGATCCCAGGCGAACTCAGTGATGAGCGCGAGGAAGCGCTTGCCGTTCGCGTCGAAGGCGTAGTGCTCGCCCATGTTCTCAACGCGCAGGCCAGCCTGAGAGCCGTTCTGCGGGTAGAAGCAGAAGCAGGCTTCAGCATCCCAATTGACGAGCCAAATGTCCGTCTGCTTTGCCGCAGTCGTGCCTCCGCCATTGATGATGCGATCAGCAAAAGCTTCATTCGCCGGTGTGACGATGGAGCCGAGGCCGTCCACGCCGCGCGGATCAGCCGCTGCGGAGCCGTAGAACATGGTCTTGACGACCTTTCGGGCAAGGCCGCGCATGAAGCCCTGATCCTTTCGGAAGCGCCAGGCATCGCGCTCAGCTGCCGGGCGCGTGTTGTAGAGATCACGGTCAACCTCTGAACGGGTGCGCATCATGCCGGCACGGTAGCGCACGTCAGAGCCGTGCACCTTTTCCGTATCCCATCCCTCATTGAAGGCGCGCAGCTGACCTTCAGGATAGGTCGTGATGATCTTGCCGCGGTCTCCGAAACCATCGTTGCCGGCCTGGATGACCGCCTGATCGAAGATCGGCGTGTAGTCGCGGATGGTATGCATCAGCGAGCGAATCGGCTTGTCGTTCGTCAGGCTTTCAAAGTCAGCGAGCGTCACCGGGTTGTTGTCAGTGATGATGTCAGCCATATCTAGCCTCAGTTTCTCTTAGCGTCGTTGTAGAAGTCCGTCGGGGTGTAAGGCGTCTGCGCCGGACTGCCCGTCGGTATCTTCGCTTCGCCGAATTTCGCACCGGCACGGGCGATGAGCTTGAGCGCTCCCGGATGGTTGCCCATCGGGGAATTGATGAACTCCGCAACGTCCGGGTCAATCGACCCGTCTGCCGCGCGGCCGAAGTTGGAGATCACTCGCCAAACGTTCGCCTGCGTAGCCTGGTAGTTCGAGCCGCCGATTTCGGCGTCGTTCTTTGAACGCTCAGACCACTCCCTGCTCACGCGCTGGATGTTCTCAACTGCTCTTGCCTGCATTGCCGGCGTGACCCTGTCAATCAGGGACTGCGCCTGCTCCTGCGAAAGATTCAGCTCCTTAGCCACGCCCTTGAACTCATCCATCACCGGGCCAGCGAGCTCAATTCCTTCCGGTGCATTGAAGTCGCCGTACTCTTCCGGAGCGCCCTCAGTCTTCCCAGGTTCGGGCGCTTTCTTCTGGCTGTCGTCTTTATCGTCCTTGGATTCCCCGTCCTGAGCTCCGCCCATCAGCGTCTGCCCGCCGGTCAGATCCTGCTGTCCGGCAGGAGTCTGAGCAACGGCAGGCTGCTGAGCGTTCTGAGCATCGGACTGCCCGGCAGTGGCTTGTGTGGTGCCGGGTGCCTGCTGCGCGTCGTTTGGAGTTTGAGCGCCTTCGCCAGGCAGATTCGTTTCGTCACTCATAGGATTCGTCTTTCATGAGTCTGAAATAGTCAAGAGACACCGCGCGCAGGCGCTCAGCGAGCTGGATGCCCACTGAGCGCCGCCCCTCGGAGTAGGCCATCGTGAGAGCGTTCGGGCTGAATGACGCAGAATTGACGCCAGATGAATCCAAGACCCACTGAAGCGCCATCCTGCCCTCACGCGTAGCCATCACGGAGCGGAGCGCCAGATCCATCCGGCTCTTCGCCCGCTTGTCTTTCTCATCGTCTGCCTTGTCAGCAATGGGGTTGCGGTCTCTCATGCGGTCAATCGTCTCACACGAAAATTGCGGAGTGCGCAGGGCTACAGCGCCCCCTGCTGAGCAAGCTCCTGCATGCCTTGGACGGCCTGCCCGCCGACGGTTGAACCGTCTGCCGGGACGCGCCCAAGCTTGGACACGGCATCAGCGGCCTGCTGCATCTGCTCAGCCTGCTGAGCCTGCTGCTGAGCCTGCTGCTGCGCCTCAATCTTTTGCTGCGCCTGCTCAGTGGGCACGACCACAGAGGGAGCAACAGAGAGGTAATCGGCGTACTCGTCAACGATGCGGAAGCTGTCGATTTTCGCGAGCACATTCGGATCAAACTGCGCGACCTGCCCGATGCGCTGCAGGAACTGATCGAGGGAGTTCGCACGAATCGCACGCTGAGAGCGCGCGAGCATGGACGTGTACTCAATTGAGAGTTTGACGCCCGCAAGCTCAGGCGGAGCCGGAGGCAGCTGCCCCGCGCGGTAGAGGATCGAGAAGGTGCGCTCAATGAGCGGCTTCAAGACCTCGTTGTTCAGGCGCGAGAGCACGGGACCGAGCATCATGAGCTTTTCCTCGTGACGCTCAGCAACCTCAGTGGCCGTCATCTTGCCCATCTGCTGCCCGGAGAGCATGAGGAACATGTCTACGCTGAAGGCCTGATTGATGCGCTGCTGCACCTCAGCAATGTCCTGCCGGAGCGCGTTTATGTCCATCTGGACTTGCCAGGCGGACTGCACAGCGTCCTTCTGCGCAGGAGCGTCAAGGTAGATTCTGCCGCCCGGCTCGAAGTCATCCTCGTTGTCGCGCGCCGCAGTGGGCATGATGAGCGGAGGATTGACGATGTAGTCGATGGAGTTTCCCTTCTGCTTCTGCTCATGCTGAAGCTGCCGCACGTCGCCGAGCGCGACCATGCCGGGAGATTCCTCTGAGTACACGTCCGAGGCCGATGCGCCCCAGCGCCCCACCACGCACGGGAACTCGTTGAAGCCTGACTCCTCAAGGATGCCGTCTTTCGTGCCGTCCGAGTCAATCTGGATGATGACGCTGCGCCACGGCATGTTGCGGGAATCGCGCTTGCCGTACTGCCGGTCAAAGCGCGGCTCAATGGCATGGATCAGCTTGTACTCATGGTCAACCTGCCCGGCATCGAAGTTGCGGAGCACGTCGGCCGAGAGCTTTGAGCGCCCGAAGCGCGCTACCAGCTGAGCCGCCGTCATGATGAAGCGCCGGTAGAGTGTGTCAGGCACGCCTCTGTCATCCACGCCAATGGCGTACTCGCCCACGGAGAGCGGGTAGCAGTGGAAGACCTCTCTGTCATCCTCTGCGATGACCATAGCCATCACGCCGTAGGTGCCCACATCGCGCCAGCCCTGATGCAGCGCCTGATAGGTGTTCGTCCGGGTGAAGGCCATCTCCATGATGCGCTGCACCTGATCGAGCCATACCTTGACGGCCTGCGCCTCATCCAAATTCGGCGTGCCGGTTGTGAGCGCGAACCACTGACTTGACGGATCAGTCATGCCGCTCATGAGGCCGGCCGCGAGGATGTTTGCCGCCCGGACGGCAGAGCTGTCCACGATGCGGTTCCACCTGGAGCGCGACTCATTGCGGTTTTTGCCGATGAGGAAGCGGCCGCGACTCGGGGTGATGTGCTCAGAGATCTCGAGCCACTGCGTCATGTACGGCTCGCGCTCCTTTTTGAGCGTGCCCCAGCGCGTCAGGATGCGCTGCCTGAGCTTGAGATCTTCAGACATGCATCACCCCAGTGCGCCGCCCGCGCCGAGAGCGAGGTTGTTGTTGTTCACGCCGCCCGCGCCGGTGAGCAGGGTTGACCCTGCGCTCATGCCGGCATTAGCCGCATCAGCGAGGATGGAGCTCACGTCTGCGGAGTTCGAGTCCTGCCTGCGCTGAGCCTGCCGGGAGCGCTCAGCCTCAGCCTGCGCCTGCCTTTCGGCCTGCTGCGTAGCCGCTTTCTGAGCTTTGGCCTGTTTGTTGCTCGTGTAGATGGAAGTTGCGGCACCAGCCGCAGCAATGGCCGCGCCCGCGATCAGACCGCCTGTCACTCCGCCGCTCATGGTTTTCTCCTAGTCAAGAGGTTTTCAAATTCGTCAGTGAACTCTTCCTCTGCCCGCTCGATGCTGTCCGCGTCGGACGCAAAGAGCATGGTGATGAAGGTATCTTCGATAGCCCGGAAGACCTGAGACCGGCCGGCCGCGCCCTTGAGAACCACGTAGCCCTTGAGTTCGCGCGTGTCTTTCCCGGCCTGGACGTAGCAGTGACCTGAGACGATGACCACTGTCGGGATCTTGATGACCGCGCCGGCCAGCACCGTGTCTTTCGGGACGAGGCACGTGCGGACATAGACGCCGGCATGGAAGAAGTTCTCAGTCGGAAACTCGCACGGCTCAAGCTCAGCATCGATGCGCTCGCGGAGCGCCATGACCAGAGCGAGATCATCAGAGGAGCAAGGCGGCAGGGACGCCGCAGGGACGAGCGCTGTCACAGTTTCCTCCAATAGAGCGTGTTCACTGGCTTGGCAATCCGGTCGAAGATCTTGTCTGCCTGAGTGCCGATCTTTGCCCCGAGATACATGCCGTAGGCACCGTCATCTTTTGCGCAGCTGAAGAGCGTTTTGAGAAGGAGCGAGCCTGCGCCCGTGCCCTCTCTGCGATCCTCTCGGAGCCAGATGCTTTCGCAGGTAGCGAGAACCCGGCCGCCGCCGAAATGAGGGAGCACAGTGGTGATGTAGGCCGCGAAGCCGATCAGCTCTTCGCCCTCGAAGAGCCCCACTGGACGCAGGATGCCCTGCGCCTCAAGGAGCTCATACATGCGCCGGTCAGGCGCTGGCGGCAGATCCTCATAGACGATCTCTTCGCCGTAGGCTTTTTCGAGAGCAGGCCATTCCGGCCGGGAGAAGGCCTCACGGCACGTGATGCGCCGGCAGGTGAAGGTTTCGGTACTCATGCCGAGATGGTCTCACCTGCCGAGCGCGGAGTGCGCAGGGGTGCTCAGCGGTAGGGATCCCGGATGCCGTGCCGGCGGCTGCGGGACGGCTGTGGGGACGGCAGATCATCCAAGTACTCGTTGACCTTGACTGCGAAGGTCAGAGCCAGCGCGTCGGCATTGTCTGGCGAAGGGAGTCCGCGATCCTTCATATCCTCCTTTTTCTCAAGCAGGAGCTGATTCGTCGGTGTGTAGTCGTACTCGACTCCCGTGAGGTCAGTGATGAGATCCTCGTCATCCTCGATACAGCCGCCAAGCTCGAGCCACTCGCGCATGCGGCCCCACATCTCAGCGCGGAGATTCTTGTAGCGCTGCCCGTTGGACGCGCCCGAACCGAAATTGACCTCAGTCACGGGATAGCCGTTGTGACGGAGCCAGTCGCAGGGGGAGCCGCCAACGCCGCCCGAGTCAACATGGATCAGGATCTTTCGGACGCCCATGCCCTTGAGCCGGTTGTAGTGCTCAGCGACTTTCGCGCCGAGCTGATGCCCGTCAAGGTTGCGGAAGCGCTGCCGCTTCATTGAGCGCGCATCGAGGCCGAAGCGCGTGACGATGACGGAGGCGTCATCGCCGAAGCGCGCCACATCTACGCCCAGGATTGCCACCATGCGCGTGTAGTCCACGTGAGGGAGCGGCCGGGAAGCCGCCGAGTCAGCAACATCTCGGGGAATGAACTGCATAGCTGAAGCGCTCGGGAAGACGCCGCGCACGCGCACCTTGAAGAAGTCTGAGTCTTCGCCGTAGTCAGCCAGCCACTCGGCAATCTTTTCCTTGTCGGTGCCGGCCGCGTCGCGCCCGTCAACGTGCCGATGCGTCCAGCGGTGCCGGAACTTGTGGAAACACTCGAAGAAGCGCCCAGTGCTGCGGGTAGGGTTGCCGAAGCACAGCCAGAAGATCTGCGTATTCTTGTCGGTCAGCGCGCCCTCAGTAACCTCCCAAATGGGATCAGCGATAGCCGATGCCTCGTCGAAGATGACGAGGATGCGCTTGCCCGCATTGTGCAGGCCTGCAAAGCCCTCTGGCCGCGTCTCAGACCACGGGATAGCATCCACGCGCCAAGTCTGCTCATGCCCCTTTTGCCGGGAGACGAGCGACATCGCGGACATGACGAACCAGTCTTTGAAGATGCAGAGGCCATGCCACTTGGCGAGTTCTGCGAAGGTTTTTGTGCGGAGCTGACTTTCGGTGTTTGCCGTGACCACGCCGCGAGTGTCAGGGTAGGTGCAGAGCGCCCAGAGGATGATCCACGAGACAAGGCAACTCTTGCCCGTGCCATGTCCGGAGGCCGTCGCATCCTGAATGACGTGCTGCCAAGCCTCTCCGCTTTGGAGCCTGTCGCGCATGGAGGTCAGGACTTCAGCTTGCCACTTGTCGGGCCCGGTGAAGTTTGCGAGCGTGCCCTTGCCCCAGGGGAAGGCAATCTGAGCGAACTTCAAAGGATCATTCGTGCACTGCGCCGCGCACCACATTAGCGCCTCAGACTGCCCTTTATTTGTTGTCAGGTCGAAGTCCATTCACGAGCCCCTGAAGGGTTGAAGCCAGTGAGGAAATGGCCGCATCTTTGGAGCCGTCGGGCTTCTCATACCAGCCGAAGTGCTTGTTCAGCATGTCGAGCGCCTTTGCGGCCGCCGCGGCATCGACCATCCGCCAAGCGAGCGCGCCATCTTTGGTAGTTGCCTGCCCGCCGAAGGTTTCTTTTGGGATGAGCTCGGAGTTGACCTTGTAAAAGCGCAGGTTCATCTCGAGCACCTTTTCGGCCGTAAGTTCGATCTTGGCCGCGCGTTTCTCTTTCTGTCTTGCGATTGCGGCCGCGACACAAGTTTTGCCAAGTAACTCCGGGCCGATGCGGTTCGCGGTTTTTGCCGAGTACCCGGCGCGGATTGCTGCCTGAGTCGCATTGAGGTCAACCAGATATTCCTTGACGAATCGCTCCTGCCGAGGCGTCAGTTTTCGTTCACCCATCTTTTTACCTTTTTCCAACCGACGACTGTCACAGCGCGCCGGGAACCGTCTACGAAACTGCGGATTGTCCGCACGGGGATCTCGAGCATGAGAGAGATTTTGCGCCATGAGTAGCCCTCTGAGCGGAGCTGTCTGGCGTGCTCGACATCGGCATCGAGGTACTTTGCGGACACAGCGCTTTCGCCCACTGGCCGGCCAGCGTCACCGACAGAGACCGTCACCATCCTCGCGGAACCACGCCGGGAACTGCCTTTTGACTTTTTTGATCCCATCATCGATAGCTCGCAGTCTGGCGAGCGATCCCTCTGCGTATCCGAGAGCTGTAGCGTGAGCTCGAACAAGTGCCTCTGCTGCGGGCGCGGGAAGAAAGCTTGAGACTCCGAGAGGGCCTCGATCTCTTCCTGCGTCCAAATCGACAACTGGCATGGGGGTTCCTCCTTCATTCATGATCCCTCCCTCCTAAGCTTCGGCAGCCCAGGCTCGGTTCCCAGGTGATATTGATGATGAGATGACCGGGATTTTCAGCTTGAAGCCAGTCCTGTTCTTTGAAGTGGAAAGTGTTGTCGTTGACCTGCATGCCTTCAGCAATGCCGTCAAGAATGGCCTTGCAGTTTGCGAGGAGATTGTCCTCGTCGTGATAGCGAGTGACAGGCGGGATGCAGATGAGCTCGATATTGACTCGACCGCCGCGCCACTTCTTATCGGGGAGCCCACCCTTGACGGTGACCTTTTCGATGCCGACCTTTTGAAGCGCGGCTTTCGTGAGCATCATCGTCGCGTACTTTTCGCGCTTGAAGATCCGAGCCTTCTGCATGAGGTTGACCCGTGCATTCGGGGAGAGCGCGCGGTGAGGCCACGGCAACGTGAGCTGAATAATTCGCTTCATGATGATGTTCCCTCCATTGAGATTTATCGGTGCCAAAGTCTTTGTGCTCTGTCTTGGATGGACTCGCCGCCGGGATTTGTGAGGCGTGCGAGGTAGGTGGTTCTTTGCTTGATGAGGCTTTCGGGCGCTCTGAGGTAGTGAGCACAGCGCCGCGGCCGGTCAATGTTCTGAAGGACGTTCCACCGTCCGCCCGGCCGGTCATCGATCTCGCAGTAGCCAGAGCGTCTCCGGAAAAGGAATGCGCCGCGGTCACGCTTTGAGCCCTCGAAGTGACTGCATTCGATGCAGCGGACTTGAGCCTCAGGCTGCGGAGATTCGTCGAATAGCGATTGCATTTGCTGAGTCCTGACCTCCGCAGGATGATTGAGGTTGTTCTCCCCAGAACGCCTATCAATCACCTCACGGAGGAAAAGCTGTGATCAAATTCGAAGTTCCAGAAGACGGTCAGTCCGTCTATGAAATCCGCACGAAGAGCGGTCAGTCATCAGTAGGTCTCCGCATTTGCCGGGGCACAGCAGGACTCGACGAGGCCGATGAGGATCTGATCGACCTCGGAGCGGAGCCGGTGAGTTGTGTCGGCGACGGTGCCAATGTCGGGGAATTTCCCTGCGACGGTGCCGCGGAGAATCGAATCCAGTTGATCGAGACTCTTGCGAGCGGCGACAATGCCCTCGCCAGCCCTGGCCAGTGACCTGTTTCTTTCGTTGATCCACTCTGTAGAAAATGTCTTTTCTGTCATCATTTGAGCCTCCTTGTTACGGCACATATGTTTGTCCTCATTGCGGCGTTCATTCGCACCCTGAATGGAAACAAGTAATCAAAAAGCTGTACCAAAACAAACGCATTGAAGCGATTCGCGATATCTACGATCCCGAAAATACTGTCGGGGCGAATAACTTTGTCGAAGCGCTGAACCTTCCGGATACGCTCAAGCCAATGGCCGATGCGCTGAGGCTCGTCGGTAATTCCGCAGTGCACCGCGTGAGTGAGATCGACTTTTCGCAGAGCAACGAGGAGGCTCATGAGATTGCTGATCTGCTGTCGGAATTCCTGAACCAGATAGTTGATTCGTTCCTGGCTCGGCCGGGGAAAGCGACTGAGCTGATCCAACGCGTTCTGGCTCGGAAGAAGAAGCGCTGACCGCATCTCAGGCCGCCTCCTTTTTCTCGCGCCGGCGATAATCTTCCCAGTCGAAGGCGATGACCCTGCCGCCGTCGAGAAGCCGGGAGACAGCGGCGTCGCCGATAAGGGACGTGATGGAAAGGCCGTCTCCGTCGGCCACGAGCGGGAGATTGCTGATGAGCACAGTGGGTCGGCACTGCTCGTAGCGCCGATTGATGACCTCGAAAAGGAGGTCTGCGCCGTGAGCGGAGACAGGCGAGCGCCCCAGCTCGTCGATGACGAGGAGGTCAAGGTCGAAGTACGCCTGCTTCACCGAGGCCGTGCGCTCAGCGCTGCCGGGAGCCTTGTCGTAGGTCTGGCAGATGGACGAGATGAGCTCGGAGGCCGTGAGCATCTTGGCCGTGTAGGCCGAGCGGAGAGCAAGCGCGACGAGCGCCGCGCCCATATGCGTTTTGCCGGTGCCAGCGTCGCCCGTGAAGATGAATGAGCGGCCGCGTGCGATGGAGACATCGGCCTCACGCCCCCAGGCGACGATGGACTCCTTGGCGCGCTTCATCGGCTCGGAGAAGCACTCGAAGGAAGCGACGGTGACGCCGCGGAAGCGCGGAGGGATGGCAATCTCGAGCGACCTGGCGACCTCAGCCTGACGGCGGCAGCCGGGACAGGTGTCGAAGTGGAAGGTGCCGCCGTCATCGACCCAGTAAGCCTTATAGCGGCCGTGCTTCGGGCATTCACCCCACTGCGTGTCATACGGCGTGCGACGCCCACTTCCCGAAGTTTCGGTGGTTGAGACTTCGCGTGTCTGTTGCGCCAAGCGTCCGCTGAGGCTTTTGAGCGCTGCTCCGATAGCGGTTGTCATATGCGAACTCCTTTCCGATCCAATTCATGAACTCGCGCTTCCAAGTCGCGAGGGTTTTCTTTGTAGTTGTGGGCGCGTAGCGCGCTCGAAGTTTGAGGAAGACGCGCTGCGGATCTATGTCCGGTCTGGCGATCTTTGCTGCCTCTGCCCAGTCATCAGGGAGCGTTTCCGGAAAGGGCACTCTCGGCTGCTGAGATCTCCGCTGCTTCTTTGGGGGCAAGTCAGCGTCGGGATCAGGGAGAGCCTCAGGAGCCTGCTCACTGTCTTGTGTCGCGAGCATCGCTTCATCGAAGAGGACATCGTCGAAAGGAACGTCCGGAAGGTCGGCGGGAAGCGTCTGCGAAGCGGACGCGCACATAACTTCCTTGTTCTGTTCCCTGTTCCTTTCCCTGTTCTTATTCCCTGTTTCACCCCCGAATTCGGGGGTACCCGTCCCCCCGTTTTCGGGGCTATCCGTCGCCCCGGTTTCGGGGCTATCCGTCGCCCCGGTTTCGGGGGGACCCACGCTTTCGGGGTTACCCCGGTTTTGGGTCAACCCGTTTTCGGTGCTATCCTCAGTTTTTTTCCGTTCCCATTCCTGAGGATTGAAGCCGAGAAGTTCGTAGCTGATTGCGCGGCCTTTTTCGACAGCCACGTACGTCTTCTTGATGAAGCCTTTCGACTGCAGGAAATTTGTCGCGGTAGAAATCGTGTCTTCCTTGAGCTCAGTTACCTCATGGAGGTACTTGATGCCCGGAGTGCACTTGCCCGTTTTGCCGTTGTGGCAATTCGCAAGCTCTACAAGTACTTGTTTAGCGCGGGCATTACCTACCCTCTGCGCCCTGGCCCATCTCTCTGCGGCATAACTCATCGCGCATCTCCTGCCGTTATGACGCCGTTTGAATTCCGTTGCGATGCCTCGACTTGATTCAGTACTCTTGCTACTGCCAGCGTTTCATTAAGGTAGGCATCCAGAGCAACAAGCACGATGTCCTGCCGCGTCAGACCAAGCGCAAGAGAGATCAGGTCGACTTTATCGACAAGATCCTTGGGGGCCTTCACGCGAACATCGATATCGCCCTTGCGAAGTTCTGGACGAATGAACATCAGTTGGCCTCAGCAGAGGTAAGCGGCGGGTAACGCTTCCAGACCCGAAGTTCTGGAAAGCGGAATCGAAGATCGTTTTCACGAGTCGCTGTGAGCCCGTTTTTTGTCCATGCAAATACTGACGGCTGCTTCACACCCACAAGTTCGGCGGTCTTCCTTTGACTACCGACCTCGCGAACGAGATCGCGAGCGATCGCAGTTGCACGCAGATTGCTCTGTTTTGCCATAGGTGCATCTTTACATTTATAGATAGTGATAGAAGTAACTATATCACAAGTAATAGACATTCCGTTCACGCTAACCGATAGGCTTGTCTATCATGACAACGCTTTCAGAAAGAATCTCTTGGGTGCTTCAGCACTTCCATATCTCGCAATCGGAGTTAGCCACGTTGGCGGGCATCAAGCAGCCCTCTGTGGCAAGTTGGGTGTCGGGCAAGACGAAAAACATGAAGTCCGCTCCGGCTCTTGCTATTTGCTCCAAATTGCCTCTCAATCAAAACTGGATCGTTAATGGCGTAGGAGACCCTCTTGTATCAAACGACCAGCTTCCCGCTAATCAAAGCAATGTTGAGCCTATTCGTGGGAGGATGAAAAGGATTCCCATCCTTTCATATGTACAGGCTGGAGATCCCACGTCAACAGGGCAAATTGCCGCTAGACAGGCAGCAATCGAAAGCGGAGATTTCATTTGGGTAGACATGGACCTGCCCGACGATTGCTACGCCCTCAAGGTTATTGGAAGTTCGATGGAACCAGATTTCCGAGAGGGAGACATCATCGTCATTGACCCTACTATTCATCCGATGCCTGGTGATTTTGTGATTGCTACAAGGGGCAGTAAGTTCTCAGATGACATGGAAACAACCTTCAAAAAATATCGTCCCCGCGGATATGACGAATATGGGAATGAAATCTTCGAATTGATCCCACTTAATGAGGACTATCCAATATACAACTCGCGCACAGAAGGACTTGCCGTCATTGGCGTTATGGTTGAACACCGGCGGTCATATCGGCGAAGACGATAGAATGCCCCTGAACCTTTCTTAGCCCGTTACCTATACGGGCTTTTTTATACATGCTTGTATAGCTACACCTATTGACATTGATGATAGACATGTTTATAGTCATATCTATCGGCACACATATAGGCCGATATCTCCCTCCCCCGGCCGGAAGCTGGGAGGGGCACCGGATGATGATTAGTCAGACGGGCGACGGAAAGCCTCAAGGCGCGGAGCTAGTACCTCACGCCGAGCGAGTAAGAGCGCACATAGGCAGACCTGAGCAGTGAATCTCTCTGTCCGGGAGTTGGTTCAGACCATCGGGCAGAGAGAAAGGCCAATTGAAGCGCTTTCTTTTGAGAGCGCTTCTGTGGGTCTTTCTTAGGAGGATTTATGAAGGTAGAAATTGAAGACGGCCGTCTGATCGTTACGCCGATCACGGAAGAAGATTCTCGGATCATCTATGCATTGGCGGCCGCCTATGCCGCATTCGATGCTGTTTGCTATCCGATCATGGGCGAAGCAGTTCGTTGCACCGATGACGCTTTCACAGACTTTTTCATAGGAGAAAGAGATGGAAATTGACGCCAAGCGATACTTCAAGCTTTCGCTTCCTGGAAGGAGCAAGACGGCCGAAAACGAATTGCGCTGGCTTCTGATTGCCGCGAGTGCGTATGCGCAGGCGATTAACGCTGCCTCGTTTCGCGAAGGCAAAAATGTTTTGGGAACAGGCGGCAGTTACATCGCTCCAATCACGCGGGAAGAGGTTGAAAACCAAAAGAAGGCGTTCGAGGAAGCCCTAAGCGCCTTCTTCGATGAGGTTGAAGCCTTACGGCAACTTACTTCTGTTCATCACGGCGAGCCGCAAACCGGCGGCATTTCTCATAGAGATCAGCCAGCAACTCGAGATCGTGATTCAGCGGGTTCATGACTTCATAGTCGCCCTCATCAAAGTAGTCGAGCTCCACACCTGCTTTGGTTGTGGGGATGCGATCCAACTTGATCGCACCGGACATGAGCAGGCCAAAGAACAAAACTTCAGCCTTTGAGAGTTTTGGAAGGTTCTCCCCCGGATAAAAACCTTGAGGGTTCAGATCATCGAACATGGATTTCTCCTTCGGTGAGTTGATACGGAATGTCGAATGGGAGTCCGACGTTCATATCTTCGCACCGAAGGAGACCTCATATTCAAGCCTCTTCTCGGAGCGAGAGAGTGATTTAAGGCTTCTCCGGGAGGAGACTTGAATCTGAATGGAGAACACCATGATTCAACACGACAGCGATTGTGCAGTTCACAACGGCCCCGCGCTTCCGCCGGGGCCGTGTAACTGCGGCGCTCAGGCTAAATATGAACGCCGATGGATTGCATACCTTCGTCAGCGGGGTTGTAGAGCGGTCGCTCACCGGAGAATTGCTTTTGGCATGTGGTTAGGCCAACGATTTTGCCAAGCGAGAACAGATGCCACCCGGGCACTGTGCCTGACCTGCTACCGCCTGCTGTTTGGTAAGCGCGCAGCGCGGGACGCCCTGCGGTGGTGGTGCCGAGCAAGAAAGGCTCAACGACGCGCAGGAATCCATCGTATGTGAATGTCACCACCCGGCGCTCCTCAATCGCTTGAGCAAGCACGTCATAAACACTCATGTTTTCTCCTCTGAGGTAGTTGAACAAAGTCGCACTGTGAGAGCCGCGACAAGTTCAGCTTACCCCAGAGGGAGATTCCAACTTCAGCCTGTTCGCAAGAGTGGTCTGAGGTTGACTTTTCGTATAATGGATTGCAGAGACACACGGGGACACGACGTGACACTTACTGACAATCAAAAACGCGCTCTAGTGAAAAGGATCGCCGACATCTATGAGAAAGTAGGTGTTGCAGGTCTGGCCTTAGGGCTTTTCCAGTACAACTTCCAAGGGGCGTTGATTGGACTGGGGTTCTTGACGGTCAGCCTCTTACTCACATACCTTTTGGAGCGATGAACATGGACTTATGGACGCTAGTAGCCATCTTCGGCGTAATCGGTGCGGCATTCGCCCTGTACCTACTTCGCGGTCTTCCCCCGAAGCATCGTCACTAACCGCTGACGCGAACAATCAGGCCCTCGCCCCGAAAGGAGCGGGGGCTTTTTCATGCTCTCTCCGGAGAGCCCAGATTCAAGCCGCTTCTAGTTTTGTCAACTTGTTGGTTGGATGGCATGCAGGGAGGCGGCTTGAACCTGAATACCCAACGGCCTCGAGGCTTCGCGCCCCGGGGCCTTTTTCATGAGCACGCCATGTCAATCAAGACCTTCATTCTCGACGCCCTGACGGGTTCCCCGGCCAAGGGCTTTACCCCGGCTGAGCTCGCCAGAGAGCATCAAGCTCAGATGATCGGCGTCATCGGCGGGGTCATCTTCTTCGCGACGATGTGCCTCGTCATCTACGGCGGCTCCTTCCTCCTTCGCTACCTCGCAACCAACTGAGGTTCACTATGCAATACGAATTCATCCCCCGCATCCTTTCCGGCGCGGCTGAGCTCGAGATCGACTTCTACCGCGATCTCTACGAACTTGGGGTGTGGTGGGCGCTCCTCTCCGGCCATGACCGCGAGACCCGCGCACGCCGCGTCCTCGAGCGCTCCCTGTACAACGTCGAGGGGTTCCGCGAAGCGTTCGACCGCGAGGCCGCCAAGGGCGGGGAGTTCTTCGACGTAATCGACCGCATCCTGCACAAGGCCGACCGGGCCTGCAAGGAATGGTCTCAGTACGAGTACGAGGAGAACAAGCGCGACCGTGCTGAGGACGCCGCATGATCAGGCGCACCAAAAAGGAGCTCATTCAGATCTTCAAGAAGCTCCGCGAGTCTCACGCTTGGTCTAAGGACGAGACCGGAGAGCTCTCGATCATCCGAGAGCGCTACGAGGAGGGCAAGGAAGATGAAGTTCATCGCCTGATAGGTGAACTGGACGCCAAGCTAGGCGCAAAGCGTCTCGCACTCTTCACGCTTTGGAGCGATCTCACTCGCTCCGAGAAGGAAACGCAATGACCATTCCCGCACACCCGCACCGCACGCATTCCTCGCAGCGCTCCCGCAAGCGCAAGCGCTACAAGCCGCGCCCCGCCGTGAGCATCCGCAAGGAGATGGAGCCCGTACCCCAGACAGCAGAAAAGCCCGTTCAAGCGGGCTTTTTCGCATGCGTCAAATTCATCCTCATGAGGTGGTTCAAATGAACACTCAAGCAACCGAGCGCTTCCTGATGAAGCGCGACTTCGCTCACGACACTTCCCCGGGCCTCAAAACCCCGTCCTACCTGCACTCCCTCGCGCCGGAGACCTTCGACCCCGACTACGAGCGCAAAGCAAAAGAGGTGTGGGAAGCCGAGCAAGCTTCAGCCCACACCCCTCTCACAGGTCAAGACGAAGACGACATCGAAGTGATGAAAAGGGACTTCAACGACGTATTTCCCTTATGACGTATTCGGAGAATTTTACATGACTGAAACAACCGCCGAACAAGCCGCCGTTCTCAAGGTCGAGCACGGCTCCATCTTCGAGGCGCTTGCGGCCGCTCAGGCCGAATTCAAAGCGCCGACCAAAACTAAAAAGGCCGCCTACGGCATGTACGCCGACTTGGCCGAAATCCTTGCGGCCGTTCGCCCGGCCCTCAATGCGCACGGCATTTATCTCTTCCAGAAGGTCACAAGCGACGGCGTGAACGTCAGCGTCGAGACAGTCCTCGGATACAAGACCGGCGAAGTCCTCTCCTCCGGCGTGCTGACGATGCCCGTCGTGCGCCCGGGCTCCTCTTCCTCTTCCGCTCAGGGTATCGGCGCGACGCGCACCTACGCCTGCCGCTACAGCCTTTCGACCTTCCTCGGGATCGCGGCTGACGACGACAACGACGGCAACGACCTCGACGACGGCAAGCAGAAGTCTCAGCCGAAGGGCAGGAGCAACCAGAAGACCGCCCAGAAGGCTCCCGCAAAGCCCGCCGCAAGTCCCGCTCCGCAGGCGGCTCCCGCCCCGGCTCAGGAACCGATCGAAGGAACCTATCCCGATACCGCAGCGCTTGAGGCCGCAGCGTCTGAGGCGGCAAGCAGAGGAACCGAGCCTTACAAGGAGTGGTTCTCGAGCAAGCTGACGAAGCACGAGAGGAAGCAACTGGTTGACTCGGGCTTCCATGAGAAGTGCAAGCAGGCGGCCGCAGAAGCAGACAACTCACCAACACCGTTCTAAGGAGAACAACGAATGGCTTCACTCAACAAAGTCATCATCCTCGGCAACCTCGGGGCCGACCCCGACATCAGGGAGAGCAACGGCAACGCCTACGGCGTCATCCGCGTGGCAACGTCCCGCGGCTACAAGAACCGCGACGGCGAAGCCACGACCGAAACGCAATGGCATTCCATCGCGGTTTACGGACGCACCGCCGAACTTGCTCAGCAGTACCTCAAGAAGGGCTCGAGCGCCCTCTTCGAAGGGCGGCTCCGCACCCGCAAGTACAAGGACCACGAGGGCTTCGATAGGACGGTGACTGAGATCGTCTGCGAAAGCATGCAGTTCGTCGGCTCCGGAAAGAAGAAGTCCGAAGAACAGCAAGAGACGATGGATCACCTCGAAGAAGACGTTCCCTTCTAATCAACCCCAAGCACCGGCCAACCACCGGGGCTTTTTTATACCTTTTTGATCATGAAAATTTACGAAATCCCCGGCGCGCTGCGCGAACTTCTCGACCGCCTCGACGCCGATCCCGATACGGGTGAGGTCGATGGCGACGCGCTCGCCGCATACGCCGAATACCAGGGGCAGGCCGCCGAAAAGCTTGAGGGCACCGCTTGCTACTGCCGTGAGCTTAACGCCGAGGCCGAAGCCATCAAGGCCGAAGAAGAGCGCCTCGCAAAGCGCCGAAAGTCACTGGAGAACAAGTCCGAGCGCCTGAAGGCCTACATGATGCCCGCGCTCGAAGCTATGGGCGGAAAGGTTAAGGGCGTCATGGCGTCACTGCGCATTTCCAAAACTCAGTCCGTCACCGTCTTCGACATCGACGCGCTGCCGGACGCATTCAAGCGCGTCGTGACCAAGGTCGATCCGGACAAGGTTGCCCTCAAGAAGGCCCTCAAGGCCGGTGAGGACATCCCCGGCGCGGCCCTCGAAGACCGCCAGTCAGTCGTCATCTCGTAAGGAGCGCGGGCATGGAGCATCCGATTTTCGATCTGACTTTCGCGGGCTCTCGGGAATCGGTGCTCTGCGGCTTCCCCGATGAGGAGGCCGTGCTCAAAGTCGTTGAGACCATTCGCCAGAAGCTCGACGAGATCGAGCACCTGCATCAGCGTCTCAAGGACATGGATGGGCAGTGGTAATGGCCTTCAAGTACTTTGAACTGGCGATGGTCATCGTCAGCGTCCTCGGGCGCATCGCCGGGACAGTCGCCATCGTGTGGCTGATCGTGACAAGGCTTGCGGATGGGTTCTTCACGCCCCTCCTTGTCCTCTTGGTCACGTACTTCGGCCTCGGCTTCCAGATGAGCTACAAGAGCGACAAGCCCCAGCAGGAAGCTCAGAGCCAACCACCGCAACTCCCACGCCCATAACCAACAGCCCACCTGGGGGCTTCATCTTGATGCCGCCTGTCATGGAAAACGTGAAAACCGCCTCCCATGAGGTGCGCTTGGCAGACGGCATCAAAATGAACCTACTACAGACTGAAGCCGGTTGATTTCAGTTGAGAGAGCTTGAGGTGAAAGTGTACGATTTGGGGCAAGTCACTCTGATATGGATGAAAAATCAGAATAGCCTTGATATTTCATCCGGCCTCGGAGCTCCGATCTCCGAGGCTGAATTGAGAATCGATCTCATCTGGTCACCATAAATCCGCGCAGCGGGTACAACAC